TGGAAATCTTCCCGCCTCCGCAGCCTGAAGAGACGATCCAATGATTACGACCGCAAACGGCACGTATGGCCCTGATGCCAGCCCGTATCAGTCCGCTCCCAAGGAATACGGAGTCGGAGGCTTGATTGCGAACCGTCAGCGTGGGTCGGACCAAGTTACCATCCGGCAGCAGGCTAGGCCGGTGGTGAGGATTGATAACTCGTTTGATGCGACGCCTTCTTTGCAGGTGATTCCGATTCGAGTTGGGACGTATCTATCCATCGTTGGCGGGGTGGTGACGTATGTGGGCGGAGAGCCAGAGCCTCCAGTGACGACCACGGCGGCTCCAACGACGGGAGCGCCGACGACATCGCCCCCGACAACTGTTCCACCGACCACGGTTGCTCCTACGACCCTTCCGCCGACAACTTTGCCTCCGACGACCTTACCACCGACTACGCTGCCACCCACAACTTTGCCGCCGACCACGGTTCCGCCTACAACTTTACCGCCAACTACACTTCCGCCGACGACTTTGCCACCTACGACAGTTCCTCCAAGCACGGACCCTCCAACGACACCGCCTCCGTAAATGGAATTGAGCATCGTCCTAGCCTCAAGGAACGAAACGTCCATGCTTTGCGTGACGGTTTTGTCCGCAGTAGAGGCCATTAAAGAATCCGGCGTCACGGCAGAAATCGTGGTCGTGGAAAACTCAGACGAGGATGTGCATCTCGCGGCGATGGATTGCCTAGCTGGTCAAATTAAGGAGGGCATCGTTCGAGTTGTCAGGCTTGAGAATCCCTCCATCGCGAAGGCTATTCATCTGGCCCACGAAGAGGGAAAGGGCGAATACCTGTTCTACACGGACGCTCACACGCTGATAGGCCACAACACGATTCCAGCCCTGCTAAAGTTCCACAAGGAACACAAGGATGACCCGATTGGCTTTGTCCACGCACCGATCCAATGGGCGCATCGCTCCTCCGCAACCAAGAGGACGCATCTTAGCGTTTCCAGAACTCCCTTGGGAGAATGGGCTGGCGCAACCCCCGTCGAAAAGCCATCCATGGTTCCTTGGAAGGGCATGCCCTACATGATCCGCAAGTCGGTCTGGACTGACATCGGAGGCCTTGGTTGCTGCGCAGAACACAACTTGGGATGGGGGGTTCTCTCCTACCTCGGAATGAAAACTTGGGTTCTCGGTTACGAAAACTGGGCAATACCGGATGGCGTAGTCTATCACTTCGGGGAGTGGCCCGAGAGAGTAAGGCCGCACGCTCAATACAGGACATACACCAACTCGGGAGAGAAGCCGGGATTAGCCCGAGCCGTTGCTCTTTACGTTTTTGGCGGCGAGGAAGCCTTGCGAAAACATTTCTCCAATGATAGGCTTGAAAGGTTCTTCAAGAATCCAGAAGCCACCTTGGAAAGAGTGAAGCAAGTCGCCGAACTGGAACGAAAAGAAATCGCCGCTCGTCAGGTTAGAACCTTTGATAGCCTGTATGAAAACCCGCCTTGGAATATGACGCCAGAACTTATCTCTCCCAAATACCGCCAGCTCAATCAAGACCTCCACCTCAATCCCGATGTCCGCTTTGGATACAAGGGATGGGAGCAGGCCGACTTAGCAGAAGAACTGTATCGACAGCATGGATGTTCATCCGCTTTGGACTACGGCGCTGGCAAACAGACCTTCTCGAAGGAAATGCGCAGCCGTGGAATCGAGGTCGCTGACTATGATCCATCTATCCCCGAGATTTCAGCCATGCCACAACCGGCAGACTTGGTGGTTTGCACAGATGTTTTGGAGCACGTTGAGCCAGAATACTTTGCCCGAGTAATGGACCACCTGCGCTCGCTAACTGGCAAATGCCTCATGGTTCGAGTTTGCCTAGTCCCATGCACGTCGAAAACACTGCCAGATGGTAGCGATCCACATCGGATTGTGAAGGATGTTGGATGGTGGTTGGAAGCGTTTAGACGTGGATTTGATGTGTATGCTATCCATGAGTCCACTGACATGTATCTCACGGTCAGCTTGCTTCCTAATTAAGCCGCAAACAACTCCGCCAGCCCCATGAACCGTTTCTTTAGAGGATTACGGTATGTGTCTCCAAGTGCTTCCATCGCCTATGCTATAGACGATACTGGGGCCAACATTAAAAAGTCTGGCAATGGCCGCTTTGCTCATTTTTCCACTGCGAATCGCCTCTTTTATTGCAGAGGCAATTTCTGATGAAATAACAGCACCTCCATGCTTCTCTCCGCGAGCTAATTTCTCAGGGTTTGTTCTTGAGTAATGCCTGTCGCCTCTTGCTAGGCGCTCTGGATGCAATCTGGACGGACTTCTATCTCCGCTTAGGCGATTCCAAGGGTAAAGATTCCAACCATTTCTCGCCCCGGTCGCTGCTCTCCCGCGCTCCTTCATGTGCCGCATGTTGTCGATATGCGTTCCAATGGATAGGTGTTCAGGATTGACGCATGCCGGGTTGTCGCCACATGGACAGTTGTGCAACACACTCATGCCGACAGGAATTTCGCCATATTTAAGAACGTAGGCAATCCTGTGGGCGAATATGTTTTTGCCATTGATCCACACGCGGCCATATCCGTTATGCGTTTTGTGGCCCTGAAAAATTAGGCAGCCAGTTTTCTCGTCTAAGACCGATTTTCGGTGAAATCTAGCTATGTCTTTTTCAGACAGGTTGATTGGGGTGTGAACGTGCGTTACGTTGGGTGTAGCATTTGACATGGTATGAACATGTTGGGTGTTAGGTATTTGCGGATTGCTGAATCAGTCCGCGAATACCGACCTTTCCCACGCGGTAGCAAAACTTCAACTAGAAAAAAATAGAGCTGAGTTGCATGAAACGTTTTTTGAGAGGGTTCTGCGAAGAAGCAGTGTGATTTCCGGGCTTGTGAGAACCTGATAGGCCATGCCTTTCTCGACAAAGATCAATCAAAATGAAAGCGGCGTCGCCATCGTCAGGGCTTCGACCAATTCTCTTTTTCATGTCCACTTTCGATTCAACCTTAATGCGAGAACCGCCGTCTTGTGCCTTATTGTCTTTATACTTACGGGACACCATATCTTCTGCGACAGATTTTGGAATGCCTCGCAGTTGATCGCATCGAATCAACTCCTTCCCCACGCTCCAAATCTCTGCGACCTTCGACGCAAATCGAACGCTTGATTTCTCTCGGTCGGCAGATGAGACGGGGCGGTCTGATGCCTTGCCACCAAAATCAACCCGGAGAAATCCATTCGACCACTGCGACCAGATCGCGTCTGCGAAGGTCTTGCCTCCCCCAGCACTGCTGTCAACGGCGATATTACTTATAGTAATTCCCTCTTTTTCACAGATGCTTTTTAACTGCGCGACCATCTGAGTTGTGCGATCCACGGTCTTGTTGGTAACATCCTCATCTAGGTAGAAAATCTTTTCAAATTTTAGACGCTTTTTCCCATCTACACACAGACCAACAGAGCCGGTAATAAGCACAGACTTATCCCCGCCAGTCGTATGCGAGATGTCAAAGCCAGCCACCTTTGTAGGCACGCCTTGCCAGACGCAATCGGCAGGCACGCGAAGGAGTTCACCGGGCGAGTAGATCGTCTCGTCATCGCCATCGAGCAGGAAAGCTCCTAACACACCTCGCCAGTATGCGCGGGAGTTCATGCCTAGACGTTCTCGTTTATCCTTCAGCGCCTCTCTCGTCATCAAGAACGAGTAGATGGTCCGACCGTAGATGATGTTTGGCGATGTCTCGATGTTCACCCGGCGAACGAATGCGCCTTCACCCTCCCACTCATCCCACGATGGATCATATTTTTCCCAGCCTCCATCCTTCGGTTTGCAGATTTCCCCAAAGTTGTCGAACGGCGTATTGGCGTTTGCTAAGGCGATGAGTTGATAGTTCGGATTCTGCGTCAAGTTTTCCTCGAAAGCATTACGGATGGCAACTCCAAGCTCCGCAGCCTCATCCATGATGACGATGATCTTGCCACCGGGGCCGTGCTTCTGGCCTCGAATGGCGCGACTGGACTCAGCCTCTTTGGACTTCTCACAGGCAAACAAACGAATCCCGAACTTGTCGAGGGTCTGGCCCGTCTTGGTATCGACCGACTTGATGCAGTGACCGGACGAAATCAGTTTACCGGGAGGAGCGGCTATCATCCCTGAGAAGAACTTCGTGATACTACCCCAAATACGCCCGTCAGCATCCTTGATGGTCGTGGTGTTGACTAGGACCACGTTGGCGAATGGATTAGCCAGCCACCAAACGAGGGCATAAACCGCGAAGAACTCAGTCTTGCCTCCAGAACCACCGGACGTGACGGCGTAGCGTTTGTGCTTGAAGGCGTCCTTGGCGTATTGGACAGCCCACGGATGCCAGATGAACGGAGTGGGCGAATCCTTGTAGTTCCAGATCAACTCCACGGCGTTCATGAAGTGCTTGTAAGCTGGCAGGCCTTTCTCGTTCTTTGAACCGTCTCGGTGCCGAAGAGAGCCAGAGCGAATCTGCATTAGAGCAAGCTCGACTTGGAGCTGGTTCTTGGCTCCTAGGTTTTCTTTGAATCCCCATACATTCAGCGGCCCTTTGGAAAACTGAACGACGTTGGACTTTGGAGGCGGTTTGGTCATTCTCGGGATCGTATGCGCGAATTAACGTAAGGCAACGCTTGATTTGGTGGATGGATTGGTGTAAGGTTGAGGATATGAAGCAAGCCAATACTCAACTATGACAACACAATCCATCATCGAAGGCCTTACTATCCTCGAAAAGTATCGCACCAAGCCTAATGGCTACAACACTGGTGCTGAACACGATCAAATTTACGCATACTCGACGGATTTGCCCGCTTCAGAAGAGGATGTGAACCGACTTGTAAAGCTTGGCTGGTTTCAGGAGGATTCGGGAAGAGAAGGGTCAACATTTGCCAACTACAACCCCAAAGAGGGGTGGTCGTGCTACGTCTGACCAGTTAGTGTTAAACCCCAAAATTCCCGATTGCCCTCTCATTTCTATGAGCATAATTCAGCGCATTATTCGTCTTTTTTCTCCCAAATACGCTCTTTTTGCCGGACATTCATGTTATCCCGATGGGGGCGCATGTGATTTCCGCGCTTTTGGGACGCTGGATGAACTCAAGCAACTATACGCAACCAAGGCCGATGAGTGGTCGCTGGAGAATAGAGGATACGCGGAACCTTGGGGCCAGATCGTAGATGTTGCTACGATGACCGTGTTATACGAGGCCCAGCTTCATGTTTGGTACGCGTTGCCAAAAGGTCAAAAGCCGACGAGCCAACATGCTTGATTGTCGCCATTGGTAAATCGCTCTTGCCAGCCTGATTCTAAGCATTAGAATCGCGCCAAATGAGCACTGGACTCACCGTAGCGGACGCGAGAGCCGCACTTTATGCGCAAGTTGACCCGTCCGACCCTACGACGGGGCAGTTTTTGCCGTATTTGAACCAAGCGTGTGAGCGCATTATCAACTCAGGAAACTGGAAGAACTCTTACGGAAGGGTCGATTTTCAAGCTCCAACTGGCTACATCACCCTTCCTCGCCGCTGGGAGTCCATTATTGGCGTCACCCGAGTCAATTACCCTACCGGAGTTTACCCCCGGATGATTGAGTTCATGACCTCGGGACCGGGGTATTTTGATGACACCGACATCGACCTCAAGACCATTATTGACCAGTCGGACGTATGCACTCAGGAGGTCCAAGAGGAAGCAGGGCTTATCCGTCTGACTATCTCAAATGCGGAGGACGCTGGCCTGATTTGCCGCATTTACGGTTACGACTCAGACGGCGACGAGCTTTTCGACAGCGATGGACTAGCCGGAAAGAACCTGACTTTGGCTAATCCAACCGTCACCGGAACGGACAACATCTTCATCACGCAGATCGTCAAGCCTCGCACCAAAGGCACAGTCACCATTTCCTCGGTGACAAGCGGCACCCCAACCGTTCTTTCGGTTTACGAGCCTAGCGAGACGAACCCGATTTACCGCCGCTACAAGACTGGAACGATGGTTGCTCGCGAGGATGGCAAACCGTGGCTACGCTGCATCTGTAAGCGCCGTTTCGTGCCCGCCGTGGCTGAAACCGACCTCATCTGGCCGGACAACATTGGAGCTTTGAAGCATGCCCTGATTGCCGTTCGCCTAGAGGACCAAGGCGCTTACGAAGAGGCTCAGGCCGACCAACGCTGGGCCAAGTGCTACGAAATCCTGAATCAAGGGCTAAAGCAGAATCGAGGCGCAATTCGCCCGACGATGCCTTTCCACTTCCCTCAATCCGCAGGCTCAACTCTCCAGACTCATTGATCTATGGCTACCTCGTCTCCCATGAACTTTTATGGCAGCAGCCTTCAGCGTTGGCAGAAAGGCGCTTCACAGCCTTCACAGCTCGACATGCTAAATAAAAACCGCGATCAAGGTCCGGGTAGCGCATCCTTCAAAACCCGCCAGATCGCAGACCCCGGTTCTTTGGCTATTTCCCAGCGTCCGGCTACAAAGGTGGGGCGATCCTCAATGGACCCAACTCGTCTAGCGGAACAGGCCTTTCGACGCACCCGTGACCCGATGCAGCGCCTTCAGCTTGGGATGATTCGCAACAATCTCATGCCGCAGAGTGATGAGCTAGACACCCTCTCCGCTCAGTCTCAAGAAGTAGGCGCTCCGCCCGCTCCTACAACCGGCATTCCTCCGCAGGGCGGCTACCTTGGTAATACCTCAACCGCAGGAGCTAATGCAGTTGCGAACTCGTTCATGGGCAACAAAAATCCAGCCCTCTCCGGCTTCAGGATGCCTCGTTCAATGTTTGGGATGGCTACCGCCCCATTTCGCGTCATGGGTGGATTATTCAACAACTCCAATCAGAACCGCTAATTATGGCAACGACCCTGTTCATTCCTCCGTCTTTCCGCACCAATCCAGACCAGCCAGCAGAGTTTTCGAGCGACCTGTTGGGTGATTTGGTTCGTATGTCTGCCACAAAGGCTCAAAAAGCCACTGCCGCTGTTGCTGGACGCCGCCGTGAGATGGAGGAACAAGGGCGCATTCCCTACGTCCCGGCTCAACCAAAGATCGTGGACGACCTCGCTCGTTCGGCTGCATCTAGGGCTGGATTGCCGCTGCCCAAGACGGCAGATGTGCAAACCGTCCAGCAGCGCCCTACTGGTGGCAAGATCGTCAATTACCCATCCGGCGAGAAGATTGTGATGGGCTTGTTTGGGTCGGGCACTCGAAAAGAAGGCCCGAAGAAGCCGACAATCATCGAGGGTAAGCCAGCCGCTCAATACTTCGCCGAAACCGCTGCGAGCCAAGGCAAGAGCAACAAGTTCGCTGCCGCTCTACCCACCGGCAAAAAGGACGAGCTGGGCCGCGAAAAGTTCCGTGGTATTGCTTTCGAGGACTCCGACAAGATGAGTCCCGAGAAGCAGAAGGCGCTCATCTTCGATGCCATGAACCGCAAAAAAGCCTGATTTATGTCCGTCACCTTTCTCCGCACTCCTGCCGATTACTTCGGCATCCAAGAAGCGCCAGCCCAACCGCTTTTTCAGCAGACTCGCGCTTTGGCCGACCCTGCGGTGCAAAATCAGCTCGCCTTTCAGGACCAGATCACGGCACTGCGTCAACAGCGCCCACTGGCCCGCACTCAGGCCATTCAGAACGAGTATAACACCATCTTCAACAATGCGAACCGTCTGCGCATGGAGCAAGAGGCCGCGAAACAGGCGGAGCAGGCGGTGTCCGCTTTGGCTGGGCTGACGCCAGAGTCCGATGATTACGTAGAGCAGCGCCGCCAAATCCAGCAACGCTTCCCGTCTGCCATGCTCGATTCTCGCGTCCAGAGCATCGTGGATGACAATGATCGCGTGTTCAATAGCCGCCAGAGTGCAGCAGCAAAGCGTAGTCAGGATGAAATGGGCATGGCCGCAGACCTCGCGGAGGCCGGAATGACAGACCTCGCGGAAGCCCAACGCATTGCCCGCCAAGGTCCATTGGCCGTGAGTGCCGCGAAGTATCAGTTGGGCAGGGGTGGTGGCGGTGGCACGGGTAACGGTAGCGAGAGTAGGGGAAACACAGCCGCTATTAAATCAGCCATCGAGCTACTGAACGACGACATCAAGGCCATGGCGGATGCGGGCGAGAATTACACGACGGTTGACGGGAAAGACGTGCCGAATCCAGCTTACCAAGCACTATTAGACAGGCGCAATAAGTATCGAGACGCCTATCTGAGCGAAGTGGACCGTGCGCTGTTCCCGCAGTCTAAGACGACCGCCGCCAGCATAGCCCCAGCTCCCGTTCTCACAACGCAGGAAACTCGGGAGAAACCTAAGCCTTTGCCGGTTGAGCAGACTATTAACTTGGATGCCGTTCCACTCGGAGAAATCGAGAAAACCATCAAAAAGACCAAGGAAGAATCTGAGGCTATTGCCGCCAAGGAGGAGATTTGGAACAAGGCCCAAACGGACCTAGAAAAGTCCTTGGAGAAAGCCTTCCCCGGCAACTACGAAGGAACAAACTACGCCAAGTTGCGCCGTATCGCTAAAGCTATTGTTGATGGCGAGCGCATTCCAGACCCAAATCCGAAGGTTGCCTACGATGAAAGCGGGGTCAATCAGACCATTTCCGTTGCTGAAGATGTCCTGTCGAAGATTGGGAAACCGATCAAGAGTGAGGCATTTGTGGAACCCGGAACCGGCAGAAAGCGTCTTTTTGGCCTCATTGGCGACCAGCGCGTCCCTTACGACGAACTGCTCAAGGTGTGGGCAAAGAACTATTTGAACCGTGCAAATGTTACGGTGGCACCAAATCAGTCGGCAATTAGCGCCGAGATGAATAATGCGATTGAAGATGTCCTGAAATAAGGTGATGGTTGATTATGGAAAAATGGCACGCCATCACCCGAACCGATAAATATCAGGCATTGCCGGAAGAGGCTAAGATTGAGGCCAAGCGCCGGTTTTTCGAGCGTAGCGTCATTCCAGAGTTGGATAAAAATCCGATTTTACAGAATCAAGAGGCACGCGAGGCTGCTTTTGTGAAGTTCATGTCGATCCCTGACGACACCGGCCAAGGCTACGTCACCTCCATGCTCGGCTCTGCCGGACGCGGATTTGCTGGCATCGTTCCGGGTGCCGTGACTGGCGCTGGTGCTTTGTTGGGCAGCGAAACCATTCAGGGTGCGGGCGAGTCCCTACAAGAAGGCCTCGAAAGCATTGCCCCGGTTAATCCGCTCTATGAGGACGACATCGCCATGAAGGGAATGAACGTCCTCGGCAATGTCGGGGGCATCATCACCACTGGCGGCATTGGCGGCGCGCTGGGTAAGGGTTTGGCGGCTGAAAGAATTGCCGCTGCTGGGACTCAGGCTGCCCGTCAGGCTTTGACTGCTCAGGCTATCCAACGCGGAGCCAGTAGCGCCCTGTATGGAACCGGGTTCGCTCAGGGTGCCGCTCAAAAGGCGCAGGAAAACGAGCGTCTTGGCATGGAAGGTCCAGAAGCCTATCTAAACCTCATTGGTGGCGGTCTATCCGAAGTCCTACCCGAACGATTTGGTTTTGGCACAGCCCTCGAAACATCTGCTGCTCGCCGTCTGCTTGGTGGTGTGGATGATGCCGCTGGCAAGGTTATTCCGGGTATTCGCATGGGTGCCGCTCAAGAGGCTCTTGAAGGCGGCTCTACGCAGGCTCTTAGCAACCTCTCGACCCAGCTTACCGCTCCGCAGGGCGTGGAAACACCCGGCCTTTTTGAAGGCGTTGGCGAGGCTGCTTTGTGGGAGGGTGTTGGAGGTGCCATGTTTGGCGTCATCAACAAACTGGGGCGCACTCCGCCTGATAAGCAAACGCCAGAGCAGCAGCAATGGCAGTCAGAAATCAACGCTACTCCGGTTGATTCTACTCCTCCAGTAACCCCTGAAGAAAGCCAAAAGAACGCCAGCGAGGGCGGCATTCCAGTGGTTACTCCAGATGGAGTTGTGAGTTGGTTGCCAGCCGTAAGTCAGGCTATCAACATCCAAGGACCGCAACCAGAAGGTGTGCCATCAGATGTTGAGCAACGACTTAGTGGCCTAATGAGGAAACCCACTGATCCCGGCATCTCCACCGCCAAAGAACTTGTCGATGCAACCGTAGAAGTTCCAAATGCAGACCTCACCGCAGCCACCGCAGCAGACATCATCGCTCAGAACGAAGCCATCGTTGATAGCATGCCGCCGCCACCATCTGAGCCACCAGTTCAGCCTGTCGAAGAGATTGAAGAGGCTGGGGCGGAAGTAACGCCAGAAATGCCAGTGCAGCCTTTGGCTGGCGAGGCACCAATTCAACCCACAACCCCACAAGAAAATGCCATTCAAGAGCAAATCACAAGTCAAAGCCTGCTTCGCGAAGAAAGACCCGAAATGGAACTGCCGGGAATGGGCGAAGGAAACGCCCAGCCTAAGGAAGCTGCCGCAGAAGGCGAAGAAAAAGTAGTCGCTCCGACTCGGGACGCGACTAAGCCGGAGCAGATGACATTAGATGAGGCCACCGAAAGGGTTTGGCCGGGTAATAAGAATACTCAATCAGCCCCCAAGGAGGGGGTGGCAAACCTTAACGGAATGCCAGCCGTAAAATCCAATGGCGCATGGATGTTCACGCACCCCGAATTTGGAAGGTCGGCGGTTCTTTCTCCAAGTGAAGTTAACCGCTTGGATCATCAGCTAATTATTCAGGATGCGTTGAGTCAAAAAAAACCTGTCGCAGTTGAACCTGTCGATTGGTATGACGTGCCGATTCCCGAAGGCTACGTCAAGCAAGGCGACCTCTACATCTTCCAACCGGGGGCAACTGGCGAACCAGTTCAGGCAGCACCCACCCAAACCCCACGGGAAGCTGGTGCAGCTCGTTATCAAGAAGCCATTGATTCTGGATTGGACACCAGAACGGCCAGTGGACTTGGAGCCGCGGCGGAACTCAAGTCCATGTTTGAGGAAATGCGCAGTAGAACGCCCGATCAAATCAAGGCTGATAGAATGCAGTCTTACGAGGAAGGCTTGAGTAAATTCCCATCCGGCTACACCCTTCATGGAAGTCTTATCGAAGGGTTTATCCCAAATGGAGGCCAAAAAGTAGCCTTGAGGCGCGCAAAGAAAGGCGTTGAGGTTATTGCTGGCGATCCAACTTGGGTGCCGCAGGGGGAGAAAATGCCCAAGCAAATCAAAAAAGGGAAGGTGTTGGCAAAATACCCATCTCTCGAAGATTTCGTTGATTCTGTTTACGGAAAACCCATAGCCACTTCCCAAACCACAACGGTAGCCACACAAAACGAAACCGCCGCCCCTTTGGCTGAAGGAGCGGCGGTAGCCGGTGGTGCTGAACGTCAGCCCTCGGGAGGGTCGATTCCCGAGGTTGCCCCCAGTGAAACACAAGAAACGCAGCCGTCAACTAAGGAAAAAGCTCGCCAACTCCTAGAGCAAAAGACCGAAAAGTTGAAGGAGACGGCGAAAAACAAGGTCCGCGCTGCCGCTGACGAGTATTTCAACGCACCCATCAAGGACGATGGCTATCCCGATTTCGAGCCTTTGAGCAAACTGCCGATGCAGAGTCATCGCGAGATGATTATCCGCTCTTGGGAGGAGGCCAATCCCGAGCTTGTGCGCGATGCGCGAAAGAAAGCCGCAGACGAGGCTCGCAAGGTCCGCGCAGACGAGAAGGATGACGCCGCGCATCAATCAGCCACCACTTTCAAGAAGGACTACGAGGAAGAGGAAATGAAGGCCTCCAAGTCGAAGGACGAACGCCGTCGTGCCCTCGACTCCATCACGGCCAAGGATAAACCCCTTGATGAGCGCCCCGAAGTCACTCGGCAGGACGTGAAGTTCGCACAGCAGATGGTGCAAAAAGAGGTGCCCGCCTCTGCTTTGGCTACCGTAACGACTGCGGAAGAGTTCCTTGCGAACGCTGCTCTCACGAAGGCATTCCCTGACATCGCTGATGGCCTCCGCGCTGGCCGAATCGAAGGCGTTTTCATCTCATCCGGCCATGTGTTCCTCTTCCCCGAGAACATCATCGCCCGTCAAAGCGACATCAAGGCAGCGGAGGAGCTTGGCATTCCTGTTTCAGTAGCCGCAGCCCGTCGCGTCATTCTCCACGAAAGCCTCGTCCACTTTGGCTTCGCTGGCCTAACAGACAGTGAGCAAAACTGGCTAATCGACTGGGCTAAACGCAACTCCACGGAGGCTGACATCGCTGAAGTCCTGCGCAAATACCCGCGTGAGTCCAACGAGGATCAAGCTACTCACATGCTCCGCGCATTCGAGGAGCGTCTAGCTGCGATCATCGAGAAGACCGGCAAATGGCCCACCTCCTCCGCATGGCAGGAGCTTAAGGCGTTCCTCCGCCGCCTGTGGAACCGCATCATGGGCGTGGCAGACGCAAAGCCCACGGATAAGGAGCTTCTGAACGTCCTGCGCATGCTTCAATCTGGCAGCGAGCGCATGCTGGAAAAGAGCTTCGCCAAGACTGGGCTGGGTGGGAATGTGAGGCTCGCTGGTGGGCAATCAGCAGATGCAAACAGGTTCAGTCTTCGCATGAAGGCTACTCGGAAGGCTCTTACCAGTGCAGCCCTTGAGCAAGACTCATGGAAGGATTGGTATGAGGAGCATCAGGATACACTTGATGAGTTCTTTGGCGATCATGCGCAGCAATTCCAAGATATTCTATCAGTCACGTCTCA